AGACTCGGTTGTGGTGGTGCTTGTGCCGAGCAGGTAGAGGTTGGAGGCGTTGTCTACGGAGTAGGTGTCGAGTGAGGTTACTGTGTCGAAGTCGTAGACTCCATCGGCACTGTATGCCTGAAGGTGCAGGTAAACGGTTTGAGCGGTTGCTGAGTAGTAAGACATCCTAGCTGTACCGGAGGCGCTATTCAGAATCTCAGCACTCACGGCCAGTACGGTTGAGCTAGTTGACACGCCGTTTCTCAGCACAATCAGTGCGTCAATTGTGGAGACTCCTGACACAAAGGTAGCAGCAGCACTAACGAACAGTGTCTCTCCTGCCGCCATTGAAATCGCTTGGTAGCCGGAGGTTGTAGAACCCGTTCGCGTCACCCGCATCTTTCCAGATGACCAAGCAATACTGCCGCCAGAGCCTGTTGCTAAAGTCCACCCGGTCAGATCAGTATCAAACGTCCCGTTGACGATCTCCTCAACCCGCGCACTGATGACCAGCGCCGTACCAAGCTGCACCCCATCTACCACAAAGGTCACGGAGCCAGCCGTTGTGGTTGTCTCTCTTGTCACGGGGATGATAATCACAGGCTCGACATTCGATGCAGAAGTCAGGGCCACCGTGCTGTCGAAGGTCGTAGCATTCAGTGTCAGCCGCACAATGCCGGTAGTCAGCAGCGTGACGATGATGCCAGTGGTGCCATCGTGCTTGTGGTACAGGATTTCGTTCGCAGTAGGGCGGGTAGTTGTGATGCGCTTCTGCACCACCACCGAGAAATTGTTCGTGCCCATGTCTATGTCGGCGTCATCCAAGACCTGTGGAGCGCGTACTGAGGCAGAGGCAAGCAGGGCTACTCGGATGGCTTTGGCGAGAGGGCTACGCTGGTTTTGTAACAACCCCCTTGCGTCTGCAATTTCGTCAGCCGTAATATCTGAGGTTGTAATCGTTGAGCCAGAGATGTTTGAATTGGTGATATTCATCGCATCAAGGTCAAGAATCGAGATGATCGGGGTCACAAGGTTAGCGTTGGTAATCGTGGGGGCGTCTGCGAATACCAGAGATCCAGTTCCCGTCTCGTCAGTTACTGCTGTTCTTAAGTTGGCACTTGAAGGAGTTGCAAGGAATGTAGCCACTCCTGTTGCAAGGCCAGATACACCCGTGGAAATAGGAAGTCCAGTAGCGTTTGTCAGGGTTCCAGAAGTCGGAGTTCCAAGAATCGGAGTTACCAGGGTAGGGCTTGTTGCAAACACCAAAGCGCCTGTGCCTGTTTCATCTGTCACCGCAGAGATAAGGTTTGCACTAGAGGGTGTTGCAAGGAATGTCGCTACCCCAGAGCCTAAGCCTGAAATACCAGTAGATACAGGAAGCCCTGTGGCGTTAGTTAAAACACCAGCAGAGGGAGTGCCAAGATTCGGAGTAACAAGGGCTGCGTTAGTAATCGGAGCCTTGAGGTCTATCTGTGCTTGGATAGGGCTTGTCACCCCATCCGTGTAGTTCAATTCAGTAACAGTAGCAGTAATGCCATCCAGTGTATTGATCTCTGCGGCTGTAGCTGTTACTCCGTCAAGGATGTTTAGCTCTGCTGCTGTTGAAGTAACGCCATCCAGGATGTTCAGCTCTGCTGCTGTTGAGGTTACAGCGACCGTGTTTAAGGTAAGGGAGGGAATCTCAACCGTACCTGTGAATGTGGGGGATGCAGTATTGGATTTGGAGTTGACCGCTACAGCAATGGCTGTAAATTCAGCGTCAATCTCGGAGCCTTTAACAATCTTCGATGGGTTTCCAGATGTCAGGCTATCTTTTGCCGTAAAGTTGGTGGTCTTTGTATAATTGCTCATCTGATAGCCCTATAAGTTAATGAGGGTAAAACAAAGGGAGGGTGTTACCCCTCCCCTCGTCTCTTACTTAGGCATCAAGAACCGCAAGGATGAAGCCTGCTTCTGGGCGGTGAGCCTGAACACCGTACAGTGTGTCAGCGGTGTACAGAGTAGACAGGTACTCTTGCTTGTACTGAGTCTGTGAACGAACGCTCATCTGCTCACCAAGGACAAGAGCGTCCTTGTGGAAGAAGAACGCGCCACGCACATCAATAGTGCCAGCAGTGTTGGATGTTGCATCCTCGATCAGCGGGCAATTGGAAGAGACATAAATGTCAATGCCGTATACGCTACCAATCAAGCCTGACTGCACTGAGCGAGCATTGGTGAAGTCGCTAGAAACATAGCGGTCAACGCCCATGATTGCAGAACGCAGAGCAGGAGGAATCACGAAGCAGCGATCAGTCATGGGGACATCTGCGTCATCCATTTTCTTAATCAGTGCGCGGAAGCCTGCGTCAGTAAACACATCGCCTGTCACAACTTGGTCAACCGCATACGCAGTCAGGCCAGTAGAGCTGTCAACGTAGTACGTGTTGGTGTTAACCCACTGGGCACCAGTACAGGTTCCTGTTACCGGAGTAGTCAGGTCAAGTGTGCCGTTACCAAACGCAGTGCCTGCGCGGAACAGATCGTTGTCAATCTGGCGAGCCAGAGCATAGCCCGCATCTTCTGTGTAGAACTGACGCAGAGATGACAGAGCCTGGACGCTGACGATATCCTCAATCAAGCGAGAATACTCAAAGTGACGGTTAATCGTCAGAGTAGTTTCAAGCTCAAGATTCGCTTGGATGGTTACCGCAGTTGCTTCTGCCTTAGCATTAGCAGAGCCACGAACCGGCTTGGGCAGGTGGAGAACATCGCCCTTCTTGCCCTTGAAGTTCATCTTCTTGACAAGAGGAGCCATCTTGAGAGATTTCTGATAGGCAGCAATTACCTCGTCAGACCAAATCTCTGGAATGAACTTGTCTGCTGCTGTCTTATCTACTACTGCGTTCGCTGTAAAGAACGCGCCTGAAGTTTCGCTAGCCATGATGTGTAGCCTCTATTTAACGAACTCTACCTTCTGCGTAAGCCTGTCTAATTTCAGGCTCCATAGCGTGATATCGTTCTGGATTGGTTTGTATGAGTTCAATAATGTCCCGTCTGCGGTAGAAGGTCTTGCCTTTCGGCTCAGAACTTCCCTTTGACGACCCTGTTGATGCCTTCTTCAAAGTATCCTTACGAGTTGCTTTCTCTGCATCTAGTACGCTAGAAGCCGCGCTTTTGGTCGATTTCCATTGGGAAAACAACTCATCAGCTGCGTCTGTATCGAACTGACTATCTGCTCGTGAATACAACTCTTTACGCCACTTGCTTGATTGGACCCATTCTGCAAACGAAGGATCTCCAGCAATCTCGGCTGCGTCTGGATGCTTTGACATCAACGCGCTCTTTGCCTGCTCACTCCGCATTCTTGCGTTTAGCTCTTGCGCCTGCTTGATGGCAGGGTGAGAGTTGATGCGCTTGTCAACGGCCTTATCAGGGTCAGAGAAGAAGTCAACCTCCTCTACGGGTTCTGTCTTTTTTTCATCTGATCGCGAGAGAATGAATTGGTCTACGACTTTGCGTAACTCGCCTACCTCTGACCCTTGCTGACCGATGCGGGACTCAGCTTCTTGGTGCATCTTTACCAGGTCTTGAATAGACTTGTTGCGGTACTTGTCGGGAACTTCCGGTTGTCTCGCTGGCTCCAACGCTACTTCTTGGTCATTGGATTCATCGAGTACGGAGAAATCATCTTCATTTTGTTCTACACTATCAATTAGTTCTGCCATCATTAAGCCTCATAAGACCAATCTAGCTACCCGATTCACTGTTTCGCTACAGTGAGGTCGGACTAGTCTTGGTTTGCCTTAAGTTCTTTTGCGATCTGCTTGTCTCTTGAGTTCAGCCACTTCATCGTTGCACCTGGGAAGTGCCCTGATGTCGGGTCTAGATACACTCGTGGGGCAGAGATCATACGGCTACCAATCTCATTGCAGCGAGGGCAATAATGCTCTGACTCATCTCTGACAAAGCACTCAAATACATGAGCGTTTTTACATTGATAATCAAAGATTCTCATTGCTTGACTCTTTTCTGCTATGGTCTATGGTAGATTCAAGGTTAAGGATAAAGGATAGAGTGTTTAGCTGCCCTTTGCGAAAGAACAGATCACTCACATCCTTTGTTGCCTCAACAGAATTTATGTTGTGAGCATTCTCTTCAAGCTCACCTATCAATAACTTCCAGCCATCAGACGCAAACATCTCATCCATAGCGTTAAAAT